TCAAGCTGCGGACGAATTCAACGTCCACATAATCCGTTGTCGGAACGGCGATAAAGATTTTCACGGCATATTTCCCCCTTTACGACGTGAAAAAGCGGGAAGCACGGTTTCCCGTGCTTCCCGTTCTTAAATTATGCGGTAGTGGACACAAGACGGACAATCGCGTCGGTCTTTGCGGGCTTGCTGTCGAAAGCAGCATAGCCGCGATAATGGATCGTCGCGGAAAGGAAGCCGGAATTGTCGTTCCGCTCCACGTTCACGCCCTCGGACAGATTGCCGACCACATCCAGCCAGCGACCAAGATAAAGGCCGTTGTTCGCCGTCGCGACGTAATCGTCCACGACAACGGGATAACCGCAAAGCGTCTTTTCGACGGGATCGAAGATTGGCCTTCCGGTGCTGTCAACAATGCCCTTGATCTTGCTCCACAAGGTTTTCTTGTGGACAAGAAATTTCGCTTCCGCGTCGTAGGCGGCGGGAAGAAGGGCGATCAGATCCATAATATTGCCGTAGGTGTACCCGGTCGTCGCGGTATTAAGGATCTGATTTGTTCCGGTCGTGTAGGTGATCGCAGCAACGCCGTTGCTGCTGTCGTTGATGATGAAATCATCAATCGCGCGGGCGATATCGCCGGACAGCATTTCGACAAGCCAGTTTTCAAACTGGTCGATATTCTGATTCGCGGCGGCTTTGGAAATGCCGATAACCTTCATAAACTCGTTCGCGCCCAGAGTGACGGACACGACGGTATCGGCGGCGGCGGAAACGGCGTTGTTCTCGGTGTGCTTCGACGCGGCGTTCCGCGTGCCTTCGACCATGAATTTGATGTTTCCGGCAACACGCATAAGCGTGATTTCCGACAGCATGGGCGCAAGCTTCTTCATCTTCTCGAAGAATTTGTCCGCAACAAGCGTCGGGATCGCGGTGTGCGTGTCGGTCGTAGCATACGCGCGCTTTTCGGCGGCGGTCATAGCTTCCGGCCTTCCCTGAAGGTTTTTCAGCCACGCGGCGCGGTATTCGGGCGTGCTGATCGGATCGACCGGATCGGCGGCGGCGTTCTCATTGAAACGGCGGGCGGTCGTGCCTTCACCTTCGGCGATACGGGCAAGAAGGCCGTTGCGCCTCTCGGCGGTCTGCATAAGCTGCGCCCGCTCTTCGGTCAGCTTCTGCACTTCGTTTTCGTAGGCGGTCACTTCCTCGGCGGTAAGCTGATCGCCGCGCTGCTCCATGTCTGCGCGAATTTCGGCAAGACGGGCGTTGATTTCGTCAATTCTCAACATTTTTTCATACCTCCATCATAAGTTTTAGTTTGAGAATTTCGCGTCGGCGCTGCAAACGCTCCTTTTGCTCTCTTTCGATCACTCCGTCGAAGTAAGAACGCGCCGAAATATCGGTATCGGCGTTCGCCGGGATTGACACGGCGGAAACGTCGTAAACCTTCTTGATCTTTAGGATCGTCCGTGTATGCGTGTCGCGGTCGTAACTATCTTCTTTGACCGTGAACGCCCACGACATTTTTGTGATAAGGCCGTTTTCGATTTCTTCGTACAAATCCTTTGCGGCGCGGGATTTGCTCAAATCGGCAAACGTAAGCAAGCCGTGATCCACGGCTTCAAGTCCAAGCGTGCCATTTGAAAGACGCGCAAGCACTTTCCCGGCATGATTATACTGAAAGATCACGTCCGACATATCCGCGCCGACAAGCGCGTCGCGTGCGATCATTTCGTAATATTTCACGCCGTCCCATTCGTACAATTCATACGGGGAATTGAACGTCGTCGCGAAGCCCTCGACGTAAAAGTCAGTATCAAACCGCTTTTCCGTCGCCGCCGTTGGAATTGCCATCGGCTGAAGCATTGTCCGATATTCCCGATCCTGTACTTTCGGCATTCGGCAAACCCTCCCTTCCTAATTCGGATACTTCCGCATACTCTTTCCGAATGTAATATTTGTCGCCGCCTTCGACGTGCGCCATGTTCCAGATATCCATAACGCCGTTTCGGTTTATCAAACCACGGTCGAAAAGCTGCGTTGAAATTTCAAGCTTCGTTTTGTTCGACGCATATTGAAGCCTGTTCGCTGTGAAGTAAATAGCGTTCCCGAAAGACTGTTCCCGGACGCTATACGTCATATTCGACATAACTAAAGAAAGCTGGATCGCGAAAGGCTCTATCTTGCCTTCGTAATATGCGTTCCATTGATCTTCGGTATAGTCGTTTTGCAGAATGTGAACGTTCGTCCCGAAATAGTCAAAGACGTTTTCGTTTATCTGCTGCATTTGCGCGGCGTTCACGACAAAAGCTTTGCTTTCAATCGGCTTCACGTCGGCGAATTTCGCGTCATAGATAACCATTCCGCTTTGATTGTCCGGCGAAAGGTTATCAGCCGTGAAGCGCTCCCGCTCTTTCGTGATATCTTCCGGCTTTATCATGTTCGCGATCTTCGCAAGAAAACGGATTGACGCGGAATTTTTAACGCCGTTGATAATGCCTTGATTCTGCATATTGATTAGTTCCATCGTAGGACGGAAGGCGGCGTTGCTTTCGCCGAAGAAGTCGTCCTTATACTGGAAGTTTGTCAATATGCCGACCCGTTCAAACTCGATTGCGGCGCGCTGTCCGTTTGTGAACGTGTACCGAAGATACGGCTTCCCGTTGTGATCCAGCACTTCGCACCGCGACGGCATAACCGGATAATAACCGATCAGATCGCCGACTTCGTTTTCGACCGGGACAATAAACGCCGTATTCTGTACCGAAAGGATTGTCGCCGTCCGGTATAAGAATTTCGACGTATCCATGAAAGGATTTGGCCGGAATTGTAAAACCCGCTCCAAATCCCGACGCGCTGATCCGCTGATTTCCGGCTTCAGTTTTGAACAAAACGAAGCGAAAGAATGGATCGCGGCGCGCGTAAGTTCCATTTCGTATATACTTTCGGGCGCGCTTGTAAATACAGGCTGATACCCGTTCAGCATACGAAAATAGCCGTCTGCCTTGATATCGGCTTTCGGCTTTTTGAAGATCGTTTCAAATACTCCCATTGTTTCACCCCGCTTTTATGCTGCGTTCTTCAGCATTTCGCCGATTTCGCTATAATATTTCTGCCGTACCGTCATAGCGTCAATGACTGATACAAACCCGTCGATATGCGCCCGCTGTTCGATCTTTACCGGGCGGAATTTGCGCGTTTCCATGTTGTGTTTTACGGCGACGTTCAAGAAATGCGCTTTCAGAAGGTTATTGCTTGCGATCTTGAAATCGCCGTCTTTTATGATCCCTTCAAATTCGCGCATAACGGGCGTTAAGTTTTCGCCTTGAAATACGTCGTCCATCTGGAAGCCCACGGCGGAAAGATCGTCAATCAGATATTGCGCGGAATAGCGGTCATAACCGATTTTCAAGATGTAAATATCGTATTTTTCGCGCAACATCATAAACCAGTCGAAAACGTCGTGATAATCGACGTGATTTAGCCCGGACAGTTTGACAAGCCCTTGTTTGACGAAGATATCATACGGCACACCCTCGACGGCCTGCGCCGTTTCAACCCTGTTCGCGGGCATGAAGAATTGTACGAAAGCGTACAACTTCCCGCCCCGCTCAATCACAACGGAAGCAGCTGTAAGGTCTGTTGTCTGCGAAAGGTCGATCCCGCCGACGGCGTAAGAATTCCGGAATTGTTCAAGCTGCGCTTCAACGCCGGAATTATCGACGACGGTATAATCAAGCCACGCGACCGAAGAATTTTGCTTGATATTGCAATACTTCGTCAAGAATTCGACGCGCTTTGACATAGACATTTCCGCGACCGCGATTTCCTCCCGGAAGAAATCTTCATGCACGGATACGCCCATGTTCGGATTGCTTTTCCGTAATTCTGTTAGATCGTTCCATTTCTCCACGTCGTCGATCATGTAAAGCAGGGGAAGCAAGCGTCTTTCTTTGCTGCCGCCCTTCAGAAACGCCGTGGATCGCTTCATAAGTTCGTCGAATATGCCGTCGTTCTCATATCCTGCCGTCGATATCGAAAGGATCATCGGTTGACGGCGCGCGCCAAGCGCCGACTTCATAACTTCGTATTGTTTCAAGCCCGGATCGCCGCGCCACGACGCAACTTCATCGTTTACGACCAAATGCGGATTGAAGCCGTCCGACTTTTTCGCATTGAACGCAAGCGGCTTTATTGCCGTGTTCGTGTCGTCGATATAGATATCGGATCGGCGTTTCTTCGCAAGTTCGTATAATTCCGGCTCTTTCTTTATCATCTGGAAGAAGTTGTCGTAAACGATATTCGCTTGTTCAAGCTTCGGCGCAAGGCAATAAATTTTCGCGCCGTATTCGCCGTCAAGATACGCCATGTAAGCGATCACGGCGGACGCGAAAAGCGTTTTGCCGTTTTTCCGGCCTATGACGATAAACACTTCCCGGAACACGCGCGTTCCGTCGCTCTCGACGATCCCAAACATCAGCGAAACGGCGGCTTTCTGCCATACTTCCAGCTTTAGAAGATCTGTTCGCCCCTCGCAATGGTGACAAAAGTTTTCGATAAACCGGATCGCTTTGTTTGCCTTCTTTGCGTTGAAAAAGAAATCGCCGCGCTGAAGGCCAGCGACGACGTATTCGTAAACAAGCCGTATCCACTTTCCGACGACATACCGCCCGTTCTTTATGCCGTCGTAATACTCGACAATATAATTTGCGTAAGGCGCGGTCATTCGTCGCGCAACGCCTGTAAGCGGCTTTCTTTCTTCTTTTCGGGCGGGACAAGATCGCAAAGCTGCTTGATAATCGCGGCGTGATTCTTCGTCATAGCGATATGCGTTTTCACCGCGTCCGACTGTTTCGTCCCGCTCTGATTCGCGCCGTTCTGATATTCGACGACGTAACCTTCGGCGTTGATCTGCTCTTGCAGTTCGTCCAGCGATACGGCCATAAACGCGGCGTTTCGGATCAAGCTTTCGACGGTCTTAAACTTTCCTTCTCCTATGTCTTTGAAAATCCGGCGAAGTCTGTTGTACTCGCGCTTGATCCGATCTTCTTTCGATAACTCTTTCTTTGTCGCCATAAATCCGACCCCCTTTTCGGTCAGCCTACACCCCCCATAATTGCATACACCCGTTATGCGCGCCCTCGCGGAGTTTCTTTATTACTCTTGCCTCGGTCTCCCTCGGATACCCCCGCTTCGGCGAATGGGGGGGGATATGTCAGCGCGGAATTATGTTCCCGTTTTCGTCGAAAGCATATCTTTTCCGCTGTTGTTTGTGGTGCTCCCTGTTGTGGCAATCTTGACAAAGCGCTTCCAGATTTTCAAACGATAGTGCTATCGAAGGATCATGCACATTCTTTTCGTTCAAGTAAACTTTGTGATGTGCGATCTTTGCGACGACCGGATCGTCCGGCGTGCTGCAACGTTCACAAAGAAAACCTTTCGACGCAAGAAAAGCAGCGCGGCAAGCTTGCCACGCGTCGCCCTTGTAAAACGCTTCCGCCCACGGCTTCACTTTTCGCCCGCTCCCCCTGTATCGTGATACCGTGTCTTTGATCCAGTATCGCAAGATATAGAAAACCTGTTCGCTGTACGTTACTTTCCTGTGCGGCATAAGGCATTGTTAAAAATCGTCCCTGTCTTTTGCGGCGACCATAAGCGCCATAAGCGCGACCCCCGCGAACACTCCGACGAATACCCCGATCACGAAGCCCAGCATTCCGACGCACCCCCGCAAAAGAAAAGCGCCCTTCCGGATCGTCGGAAAGGCGCTTTCTTGTTTTATGAAAAATTCATTGTACACATGATAACAGATCGTCCGGGCATAGTCAAGGGCGCGATCCGGGCATGATTTAGCCCTGTTTTGAATTCTGGACGCGGAAAGTTCCGGCGTTCACCGCTGCCGGAATGCCGAATATACAGACGGCCATATCGTTTACAATCTTGTTCCGCCATCTGCGCGCGGTCTTTTCGTCAACGTCGATTGCGTCGGCGACTTCCGGCCATGTCAAAGCGCGGCGATCCTGTCGCGGATTGCCGTTGATATCCTCCCCGAAGTAATACAGGCGGATCACGATAAATTCTTTTTGATCTGCAAAAAGGGAAATAGCGCGTTCCAGCCGTTCAAAGCCCTTGCGCGTTTCTGCATACTGCTTCCGTTTTTCCTCTTGCATTTCCTCCACAAGTTCGGCTTCCGTCTTTCTGGACGTATAGCCCGTTTGTGTCGGCGTGTGCGCGAAGGTCTTTTTCCCGGAATGGTATTCGACTTCGCAATATCCTTCTTCATCCGCGACAAGCGCGGCCAGCTTCCGGAAATTGTACAAAAGCGTTTCCATCGCCTTGAAGTAATTGATATACGACCCGCCCGCATCGCCGTAGGCTTCCAGCGCCCCGGCGCGCGCCGCGTCGAAGATCGCTTCCCGTAATTCCGGCGTGATCTGCTCTTTTTCCTTTTTTGCCATCTTTGCACCCTCCCGATCTGTTTTTCATGCGATCTATTATCAAGCGTCCGGCCATCCGGAAGCGCTCAATATCCGATTTTAGCTTCTTCGTCGTCAAACGTTACACATCTACAAGGCTTTTTAATAGCTGCCCCGTGCCAGCTTCTTTTATTTATATATAGTGTTTATAGTGTTATCAATCGCGCTTTCGGCGCGGGCGCTTTTCCGGCTCTTTCGGAATGCGCACATACTTAAAGTACATATATCCGTATTTTGTGGTCTTTGTCTCGACAAGAAAATATCCCTTCGGCGCAACGGGCGGTTTTTTCTCCGAATATTCCCGGATCGCAAGCGTCGGCGTTTCCCGATCCGGCTTCCGCGCGTTTTTCGTCTGTTTCCATCTATGCCCGCCGAATTCCTTTTTCCAATGATCGAAAAGGTAGTTCGCAAGCCCTGTATAATCCTGTCCGTGATCCACTCCGTCATAAAAATTGTGTTCGCGCAGATTTGTAATTCTGCAAACGTCGCCGAAGCCCCATTTTTCGCGGATCGCTTCTTCCGGAATGCCGTTCGATACCATGTGTAAATGAAATCTGTGTGTCGTCTTTCCCTGCCCGTAATAGCAGAATATAACCGCGTCCGGATAAGCGTATTTCAAACGGCGGATATACAGATCGCGGATTTTCCGGCAATCCCGCGCGTCGTGTACTTCGTTTTCCGCGTCAAACGTCAAAGTCGAATACAGGGAAGCGGGGGAAAAGTTTTCATTGAACATAAGCGCGTGCCGTCTGCGGCTGATTTCGATTTTGTGCCGCTCCCGCTCTTCTTCGTTTTTGAAGCGCGGGCGTGACGGCTTCGCGTCTTTTAACGCCGTCTGATCCGCGACGTTGTAAACCTCTTGTTCGCATACAACGCCGGAAAACGTGCGCCGTTTTACTCTTTTCATGCTGAAGCCCTTTCTTGACAAGGCGCGTACTTTCTGATATAATACGCGTATGTTGAATAGCCCTTTTGCATTTCTGCAATCGGAGAAGGAAGCGCCCGGAACGTCACGCCGGACGCTTCCTTTTTTGTTTATTTGCCCTCTTCGGCTTCCGCTGCGCTTTCGCCGTCGGAAGCCTTTTCGTTTTCGGCTTCCTCTTTCATAACCTTTCGCAGATCGTCGAAATAGGCGTTTTCGCCCTCTCTGAAGCCCTGCAAGAATTCCGCAAGGACGTATCCCAAGCAGCGCCCCGCGATATGAAGATCGTTCGTGTCAATATGGATTTGTGCCATTTCGATTTTTCCTTCCTTTCCGGTATGATCGGATCGCGGCAACGATAAACGCATTCACGACGGCCAGCGCGACGCACAAGCAGATCACGCCGACAAGCAGATAAAAGGCGTTTACCATGAATTCATACATCGTCATTTGTCCCACGTCCCTTTGTTGAAGATTTCGATTGCTTTAACGTCGTATTCCTTCACAAGATCAATAATGATCTGTACGGCAAGCGGGCGTTTCTGGACGATCCGCCGGACGTATCCGGTTTCGTTCTTCCCTGCAAGCCGTTCCCGGATATCCGCGTATATCGCGGCGGCGGCTTGTGCGTCCGTGATAACGCCGCCGTCGGCCTTCCGGATCGCGTCGGCGTAATGCTCTTTCAAAAGTTGCGCGAATGTCTTTTCGTCGCCCATATCGCGCCCCCGGTCAAATCGTTTTCCCGCCGTGCCTGTACGGGCGGGATTTGTTGTATTTGTGCTTTTCCGCGATCACGCTTTCGATATCCAGTTTCTTGTATGCAAACCAATATCCGATCCGGGCGACGCAAACAAGCAGATATTCCGCTTTAATATCGTTCATGCCGCCGCTGCCGGTGTCTGCTACATCGTAGGCCGTGGAAATATCCGCATGACAATTCGTGATGAAATCGCCGAAGCTTCGGTATGTGCCTTCGCTCTCTGTCGCCGCCGCGATTGCCCGGTATTCGACGGCGCGGATCGCTTCGTTAAAGGCGACCCCGTGCGTATTTGTCAGTTCCCGCATGAATTCCGCCGGATAAAGAACGCTTCCGCGCGGTATAAAATCCATGCGCCCGAAATAATCGAAAATGCGGATCACAACGTCGGCAAGTTCAACGGCGATCCCTTCCGGCTTGCGATCCTCGCACGGCTCTTCGACATAATACGGATCGCGGTTGATATCCGCGCACGCTTGCGCGTCGCATATTGCGCCGCCTTTCCCGCAATGGTAGTAAACCAGCGGGCGCGCGTTCCTGTATTCTCCCAGCGCTTCGGAAAGTTCCGAATGAATCAGCGCGCAGATTTCGCCGAAGTCCCGATCTTCGATCCACCATCCATGCGAAACGGCGTTTTGGTGGATTTCCTGCACCCACATTTCCGGGCTTTTGTTCATTTGCCTGTACCCCCTTATATTTTTATATGGGCGGGGGCTTGCGCCCCCGATCCCCCCTAACCAGTCCCGGCGTTTTACGCCGGAGAAAGCGCCGCGCCGAAGATCCAGAACGCGCGCCCCGGCCCGGGGGACACGCGGCAACACCGCGCGCCCGCGAGGCGACCGTTGGCCACGTCGCCGCCCACAAGCAGCGCATATGTGCCTTCGCTCCATTGCCAGAAATAAACGCCGTACCCGCTCTTGTCGTAAGTGCTGGATACTTCCGTCGGAAACTGTACATTCGGGAAGGCTCGATCAAAGCCGAATTCGTCCGCCCAGCCGTCGCAATCGCTGATCTTGTACGAAAGCGGCGTATAATCCGCCGTTACTTCGCCTTTTGCGTATTTCGCCGGATCGGTCAGTACATACGGAACGCGATCTTTGACAAGCACGTCCCAGCGCCAGCGGAATTGATTTCCCCACGGATTTTCAATCCCGCGATACTTGCACGGCATTTTCGCGTTCGTGTTGCTGATCGGCGACCCGGACGGCGTTAAAACGCTGTCGCACGCGCCGGATTTCCACGGACGCGAAGAAATATAGTGTCCGGCTTCGACGGCGATATCCGATCCGTCGGCGCTCTGAAGCGTGATCTTGTTTGTCGCGGTGTCGATTGCTGTAACGGTTACGTTCGTCGCGATCTGATTTCCCTTGTCCGCCGTACCGATTGCGATAGCCTGCCCGACTACCAGCGCGGCGGCGCAAGCTGCCGGGACGGTGCATTCGTTCGTCCCGCCCGCCTCCACAACGTCGGACGCATAGCGCATGGAAGAAGCGCCCTGCATGACAGTTTGATGATCGCGCGTCGCGAATTCGATATCAAGCAGAATGCGGATGATCTCTTCGTCCTTCGTGCCTTCGATCCAGATATCCGCGTCAAGATCGTTCGACGTGTGCTTGTTCTTGCAAAGCGTCATAAACGCCGTAAGCGAAACACAATGCGGCCAGTATCCCGGACGGGAAACGGGAACGCCGTTCGCGTCAACTCCCGCCGTGTATGCTGGAAGGAAAACGAAGTCCCGAAGTGTTCCGTCGGCGCGGCGGAATTTCGACGGCGCACGGTATCCGGCCAGCGGGGACGAAGAAACGACGTGCGTGTTATCGTCGGCGCTCCTGTAATAGTAGAAAAGCGGGACGTAAACGAAAACGTCCTTGTTCACGTTATCGAAGCCGACTTCGCCTTCAAAGAACGTCGCGACCCGCTCCCCGTTCACAAGCGCTGTATTGCAGCGGCGCATACCCGCCCACGGCATAATGAAATCAAAGTCGTTCACGGCGGTTTCTTCGTCCGTGCCGACAGCGGCGGAAAGTCCTACCGCGTCATAAAGGCGCGTTCCCTGCGCCGCGCTCCCGGAAAACTGCACGCCGTAACGCTTCACGTCGCCTTGCAGCTCCAAGATATTTTCGATGAACGTATCGTGATCGTATTTCGTATAGCAGCGGGCGACGGTTTCGCCCTGCTGCCACGACTTCGCTTCCGTGCCGCCGAAGCCGCGCGTACACCCGACAAGGCTTTGACCGCTGATCGTGTTATAAAGCACGACTTCCGCGTCGTCGTCCGTGCCGATTGTTACCAAATTCGGCGCGGCGGGAAGCCCGCTGATCGACTGAAGCGGAATTGTCGTCGCCGACGCGCTGATCGCCGCCGTCAAAACGGTTTCGGGCGAATTGTTTACGCCCTTGTACATTGTTTTCATACGGCGCAAAAATGCCGCGGGTGAATTGGACAACACAACTGTCGACTTTTGAGATACCAATACCTCCTCGTCCCGAGCAGGAGCGGATCGCGGCGTTTCTTGACGAGAAGTGCGCGACGGTTGACAAGGCGATTGAAGTCAAACGGAAGCAACTGGAGTCGGTTGAGCCGCAATGGGCGAATTTACTGCACAATGTCACACTTCGTGGGATTCGACCGTCACGACTACAGAAAACAACCAATGTCATCATTGAAAAGATTCCTATTGGTTGGAAATTAAAACGGCTGCGTTACATTGGACGGTGTCAGAATGGTATCAGTAAGGAAGGGCAATACTTTGGATATGGATTCCCGTTTGTTACGTATGGGGACGTCTACAATAACATGACGTTACCGGTAGTTGCAAGTGGTTTGGTGGAAAGCACGGAAGAAGAGCGTATTCGGTATTCTGTGAAGCGAGGGGATGTTTTCTTCACTCGGACGTCGGAAACCGCAGATGAGGTTGGTTTTTCTTCCGTATGCCTGAAGACGATCCCTGATGCGACATTTGCAGGTTTTGTGATTCGTGTGCGACCGGTGACGGAGGATTTGCTTCCTGAATTCGCGCAATATTATTTTAGGAACCCGTTTGTAAGTCAGTATTTCGCCAAGGAAATGATGGTGGTAACGCGAGCTTCGCTTAGTCAGGACATTTTGAAGAGTTTGCCTGTGCTGATTCCTCCACGGGATGAGCAAGCGCAAATCGCTCAATACCTTGGAGAGAGACGAAGCTATTTTGATTCCCTTTCGGCGAATCTGCGGAAGCAGATAGAGACGCTTGAGCAGTATCGTAAAAGTCTGATCCATGAATATGTGACGGGCGTGAGGAGGGTTGTATGAGCAAAGGTGTTCCACCTGAAATTGCGTTCCAAAACCACATCCGCGATGAGCTTCTGCGGCGGTTCAAGCACGACACGTTGAAGTATTCGGCGCTGGAGCAGGGCGATATTACGGACACGGTTAACTTTATCGCCGAGGACGTACTGTGGGCGTTTGTGATGGCTTCGCAGCCGGAGGATGTTGCGAAATTGGAGCGCAATTACGGCACGGATACGCGTGATGAGTTCTTCAAGGCACTGCGCTCGGAGTTGTGCCGCAAGCCGATGTGGATGGTGATGCGGGATGGCTTTCGGGCGCGTGGAGTGGAGTTCAAGCTGTATTTCGCAAGGCCGCGTTCAGAGCAGAGCGCAACATGGGCGGCCTATCGTCAGAACCGATTCTCGTTCCGTCACCATTTCTATTATGGTGAAACGAACAAGGAGATCGATTTCGTCATCTTCCTCAATGGGCTTCCTATTATTGCGATTGAGCTGAAGCACGAGAAGAACCAGACTGTTGATGCGGCCGTGCAGCAGTTCGTTGAGCGCGACCACACAAAAAAGATTTTTCAGCATCCGTTCGCCTACATTGCCGCCGATACGAGCGAAGTGAAGCTGGCGACGGATCCGAGGCATCCGGATAATTTCAGATGGCATAACCAGGGGTTGGTCAACGAGGCGCGCAGCGAGGACGAATATCCGGTGGAGTTTCTCTATGGCGAGGTGCTGGCGCCGGAGAATCTGCTTGAAGACATTGCTTTTTTCCTTGTGCGCGTTCCGGAAAAGCCCGAGACAGACAAGGATCCTGCACGTCCTGCATTCACCATTTATCCACGTTTCCATCAGTCGCGCTGTGTGAAGAAGATTGCGGCGGACATTTCGGCGTATTTCACAGAGAGGGGCGATATCGGCAAGAAATATCTGGCCCAGCATGCTCCCGGCAGCGGCAAGACGTTGACCATTTGCTGGCTGGCGGCGAAACTTGATGCGCTGTTCAAGCCGGGAACGAACGAGAAGTTGGTCGAGACGGTGTTTATTGTCACGGCGGCGAAGTCGCTGGACAAGAACATTAAGGATGACATTGCGAAATTCGTTCATCTGAAAGACAAGGTTGGATTGTCGGCGAAGTCGGAGGACGTGGATAGTTTCATTCATGGGAATCTCAAGAAGAAGATAGCTCCAAAGCCCATCATCGTGACGACGCAGCAGAAGCTCGCGTACATTCTCGACAAGCTGAAGGAGGATCCGACGCTCCGCACGCGACGTGTGGCGTTCCTGATCGATGAAGCCCACCGGGACCAGGACGGCAAGCGGGCGGCCGAGATGCGCATCCCGTTCCGGGAGATCGAGGAAGACGAGGACGAAGAGCTGATGCGCGATGAAATTATCCGTGCTCATGCCGGAAACCAGATGTCCGTTGCGTTCACGGCTACGCCTTCGCAATCGACGGTTGACCTTTTCGGCTCGCCGTGCGATATCTACACCGAGGCTGAGGCGATTCAGGAGGGCTATATCGTCGATG